GGTGCTTTAATTCTCATAGTGATGCTTGTGTGAGCAAAGGGTGTCCAGTGTTCATGTTCAGCAAGATAGTTGATTAATTTTGAATCTTTTACAGAAAGTTTTCTTTCCTTAATTCCAGAAGAATTTGGTTCACTGTCCCAGTTACTTTCCTTATTGAAAGACACTCTTGCTGCATTTACGATTGTAAGATCGGATCCCATATGATCGACATATTCAACAAATCCTGCATCCAATACATTAATTTTTATTTCCATCAGAAAACTCCTTTATGATGATATGATTCTCACCGAGATATTTTTTCATTTGATCAAGGGCAAATATTTTATATTTTTCATCTTTAATATAAAAGCAAATGCTTGAGAAATTTCTCCAATCAGTTTCATCAAAATTTTCATACTCTAATTCTTTCATATGATGAGTAAAATTTTGAATATAATTTTTGATTCCAAGAATATCTTCTTGTGTAGTCTTTTTCTTCTTCATCCATGCTTCATTTGCTATTGTTTCATTTTCAAATTTTCGTAAACATCGATCATATGAATTTTGTATCTTCAACAGCATGGCACTCATCTCACTGAGAAATTGCTTATTATAAGTGCGAGCATAATCAATTGCTCTATAAAACATATCTGAATCGCTTTCACGAATATATTCTGCAAATTTAAAATGAAATTCTGCAACACCGACGAGCAGAGAATAATCTTTTTCTGAAATCTTCATAAACATTTTCTCCATATATTATATGCCATCATTGCTGACGCACCATTGTATGTGTACTGTTGTATTATATCATGAACATCAACATCGTTCAACACCATATCATTGATATCTTTATCTTTGATGTGTGAAGGAAAGATAACAACTTTTTCATTTGAATCAATCAATTCCTTCATCATATTTGAAACATTTCTACTTCTCGGTTCATTATCAAGTATGAATATAAGATCTTGATTCTGTAGTTTTTTACGAATTTCTAAAAAATTACCAAGACCAAGAACTGCAATTGCATTTGGAAGAAACAAACTGTCAATTGGTCCTTCAACAACAAATATCGGTTTACTCTTATCTACTGTATCCATTCCATAAACAAGTCGCACATCATCACTTTTCTTAAGTGTAATATATTTTGGTTTTATATTTTTAACTGCACGACCTTGAACACCAATCAACTGATTGTTCTCATCGAATATTGGAATCAAAATTCTTTCATCTTGTTCCAGAAGATTATAATCAGAATTTAATTGCTTGGCAAATAAACCAAATGTTTTTGTATATCCAAACCTATCCCATTTGTTCTCTGGAATTCTTCTTGATTCAAGGAAGTTAATTGCCACATGATCTGGTGGTAACTCTTCAATCATATCATACTTAACTCGCACTGCTGACGTTTGTATAATATCATCAGAACTAAACTCTATCTTCATATTCTTGTCTGTGAATTTCTCTAAGCAATATTGTTTGAATAATGCAGGAGATATAACCTCTAAAAATTTATAGATGTTGTATGAAACACCGCAATTATGACACTTAAAGAAATAACTATCGGTGTTACTGAAGAAATATCCTCTCGCTTTATTTTTATTAACTTCAGAATCGCCACAGATCGGACATCTGCAATTTGCAAGATTCACTTTCTTCCATTTGAATTTCTCAAGGGAAGTGGATACTAAATTAACATATTTTTTATCAATATATAAAGACATTAGAATTTCCAAGTATCAACATCATTTGACTTAACAAAAGATTGACCAGATTTTGCCATCTGTGTTTGTTGTTTATTTGATGCAGGAATAACTGCTGCCTCTTCCTTCTTGATATCAAACACTTTCATCTTTGCGCGATTGATGCCAAGAATAAACTTACGATTCGATGCTGTATCATTATACCGATTCTTCAATTGCTTAACCATAATCTGATTCATCTCTGCCAGTTCCTCTGTAGAGATCAAAGCAATCATAAAATCAGCAGTTGCGGGAAGACCGAAAGACTCAGATGTGTCTTCAAGACCAACATCAGTGCTGGAATACCCAGATCTAGTTGTTTGTGTAGCACTGAATAATGGAACACCATACTCGACTGCAAGACCACGCAACTCTTCAGCAATTGACTTGACATACATGTATGAATTTACATTGTTGCCATTCTTCAATCTCGCAGAAGCACAAATGTTTAGATAATCAACAAAAATAACATCAGGTTTAAATTTACGCTTAAGTTGCAATTCATCAAGCAGGAATCTAAAATGATTGACATTTGCGGTTGCAGTCGGATATTCCTTGATAATCAATTTACCTTTTACGCCAGCACTAAGATTATTCATCTTCTTTTCATATACAGATTTTGGAAGTTCGCGAAGAGCATCAAGAGTTACATCCAAAAGATTTGCATCAATTCTTTCTGCAATTCTTTCTTCTGCCATCTCGCAAGTGATATAAAGAACATTTTGATTCTGCTTCAAACAATTTGCGGCATGGTGGCAAAGGAACAAAGATTTACCAACACCTGTTCCTGCCATAACAATGTTCAGTGTCTTTGTTGGAGTTCCACCATTTGTAATTTGATTAAAGAACTCAAGATCAAAAGCAATTCTCTTTTCCTTTGTATGATAAAAGTCAAATCGTTTTTCATAATCTTCAATATAATCATGCCCGATATGAGCATCAAAAGATATTGCTAGTGCTTTAGAAAGAATGTCAGGAATTGATCCTTGTGATTGCTGAGACTTGCCATCAATAATTTGAATTGATTCCATAATCGCATTGTAGACTGCTTTTTCTTTGCAGAAACTTTCTGTTTCGTTGAGCAACCACTCGACATCACATGCCTCTTGATTATTTGATATTTCTTCAACGATATTCGAGACACGATTCATCTCCTCTTGTGTTATACTTTTATTTTTATCAAGTATAATATATAGTGCCTCTTTTGTTGGAAGATTATTATATTTGATTATGAAGTCATGAATTGTTTCATAAACAAATCGCAAAGCACGATCATGAAAATACTCCCTTTTGATAAAGGGAGTTACTTTTCGAGAATATGTGTCATTCTTAATTAGATTGTGGAGTATTAGTTTTTCGATGTCTGTCATTTTCTAATTCAGCAATACGCTGCCTCAATGATCTTATTTCATTCGCGCCACTCTCTAGAATATCTTGTATTTCTCTCCAGAATGTAAACATTTGGCACATTCTAGCATTATCCATTCTAGTCTCTATCGGATGATTTTCACAACGAGAAATAACAAAAGGATTATTTAATTCATTTACGATGTCATAAATTTTAGAATCACTCATCATCTTCTACCTTTGTGTCTGCACCGTAACTGAACTCATTATACACTGCCTTATCGATCAGATCAAGAATATCCTTTGTGAAATACTTTTCAGGATTATCATATATGGTCTTCTCAAATAACTTTGTACCATCAGGCAGTTCAATTCGTGTTGAGTTTTTCTTAAAGATACCAGCAGCAACAGCAATATCAACAAGACCATAATAAGGATCAAGACCAGTATCATAGTTTAGACGAACATCAATTTGTTTATTTTCCTTGGTAAAACGACCCTTGTAAAGTTTAACATGAATAATATTACCAACTACTTCGCCATCTGAATTCTTATCCTTCTTCTTTGAAAGATAAACAATAGTTGATGCTGCATACTTAAGACCCGTACCACCACCCATCTCAGACATTGGAACATAAGCACCAACGACTTGATAAGTATGATTCGTCATAATCATTGGAATCTTTGCAATACCAAGTTTCACTGTAAGAACACGAAAGGTTGACTTCACAATTTGTGCGCGAGTCATATCTCGTGTCTCTTTTCCATCAGCAGTGTCATTCATCTCTTTGGATGTTGACAACATACCAAGAGAATCAAGAACAATCATTGTTGGTTTTCTATCTTGCTTTGGGAGTTCAAGATACTTATCAACAATTGTAATCGCTTGATGACGAAACTCTTCTACAGTTGACACGGGAAATACTGCAATACGCTTTGGATCGATTCCACGATTCTTGAACATCTCAGAAGTAACTGCTTGCTCTGAATCGAAGTACAGAACAACTGCTTCTGGATTATCTCTTAGAAACTTGGACACAATTGATAAAGTAAAGTAAGTTTTACCTGTAGAAGATTCTCCAGCAAGTGCAAGAATTTTGTTACCAGGCATTCCAGAA